AGCCAACTGGTTCGAAGCCTTCGTAACGTTGAGCAACAGATCGACGATGCGGAGCAACATTTAAAATCACTGAAGCAAGAGAAGCATAAGCTCTCTGTGGAGAACATCCCTGCGTTAATGGATGAGATGGGTGTGGAACGATTAGATGTAGACGGCATGTCCGTTGAGCGTCGTATGATCGTAGCCGCCTCTATACCTGTCGCTAATAAAGACGATGCGTTTGCATGGTTAAGAACCAATGGCCTAGATGATATCATCAAGAACGATATCACTGTGTCCTTTGGTAAGGGCGAAGACAATGTAGCGGGAGATGTCGTTGGCATGCTACAGAGTAAAGGTTTTGATCCCAAGACCAAGACCCACGTTCACCCATCCACATTAAAGGCGTTCGTTAAAGAGCGCATCACTGATGGCAAGCCTATCGACCTCGATCTATTCGGGGCATTTATTTCTAACACCGCAGTAATTAAGAGGAAAGCATAATGGCTAATGAAGTAGCAACGAAAAAAAATGCAGAGTTAAGCACAGACTTGATGGATGATATCCTAGAGTTTGCAGGAGAGGGTGCCGCGTTTGGTGCTGATGAGATGCAGATCCCATTCATCCGTGCGTTACAGGCTCTGTCACCACAACTAAACAAAAAGAAACCTGAGTATATTGATGGTGCGGAGCAAGGAGATTTGTTCAACACTGTGACTGGTCAGGTATGGAAGGGTGAAGAAGGCGTCACTATTATTCCATGCTATCAAGTAACAAAGTATCTAGAGTTTACACCTCGTGATATGGGTGGTGGTTTCCGCGGAGAGATATCTCCAACCAATCCTGTTCTACAACAGACGACACGTCAGGGTTCCAAGGAACTGTTGCCGACTGGTAATGAACTGGTTAAATCTGATCAACACTATTGCTTGGTGTTGGATGGCGAAGGATCATTCCAACCTGCTGTGATCGACATGAAGTCAACGCAGTTGAAGGTCAGCCGTCGGTGGAAGACACAGATTGCAATGCAGAAGATCAAACACCCAAAGACTGGGCAGATGATTACGCCTCCATTGTTTGCAACAGAGTGGAAGATTACTACTGTTGAAGAAAGCAATGACCAGGGTTCATGGTTCAATCCATCCGTTGAGAAGGTGGGATTAGTTGGTGAACGTGACCTAATGCTCGAGGCAAAAGCTTTCCGTGACTCTGTCGCGGCAGGCGAAGCGAAGGCTGTAGCAGAGGAGAGTGTGCCAACCTCTTCATCTGTTGAACAGGATGACAGTATCCCGTTTTAAACAGTCTGGGGAACGGAGTGCGGGCGCATTTTTCCGTTCCCCTTTTTCACTAGGAGCAGTACATGACACAGGCAGAACGACTACTCTCCGTTTTCATCGGAGCAAAATCAGCCCATGGTACGACAACTGTCGGACGCATAGGGCGAAATGGAAAAGCAGAATCCAAGAGCATGATCATAAGATCTCCTCTGACTGTTGACTTAGTCCAGGACCATATCGATGGTAAGCAGGGCGTGGGCGCAATCCCGATCAACGAAGAGAATGTATGCAAGTTTGCGGCGTTGGACATTGACGTCTACGATTTAAACCACAATGAACTACAGGCAAAGATCCAGAAGCTAAAGCTTCCGTTGATGCACTGCCGATCTAAATCAGGTGGAGCTCACCTCTATCTATTCTTGAAAGACTGGGTTCCTGCAGCTAACATCCGAGACTACCTGACTGAGATGTCTATAGCTCTAGGGTTCAGTGGGTGTGAGATTTTTCCGAAACAAGATACTATTATTGCAGAGCGTGGAGATGTGGGTAACTTTATTAACATGCCTTACTTCAATGCTGAGATGCCACAACGCTACGCATTCAATGCTAAGTGTGAAGCATTAGAACTAGACGAGTTCCTCGATGCGGTCGAAGAGATCCGTGTAACAGAGTCCGAGCTTGAAGGTCTGCGCTTCTCTGGCAAACGTAAGTATTTCACCGATGGTCCGCCCTGCCTTGAGCATTTGTTTGCGGATGGTCCTATCGATACACCACGTAATACTTGCATGTATCAGTGCGGGATCTACGCTAAGTTATCTGAACCTGATAACTGGAAGAGCAAGCTAGAAGAGTTCAATCGAACACTGTGTACTGAGCCGTTACCTTCTCACGAAGTAATCAACCTAGGTAAATCCCTGGACAAGAAGGATTGGGCGTACAAATGTAAAGAAGAACCTTTCAAAAGTTACTGTGATCCTACGCTGTGCGCTAGTCGTAAGCATGGGATAGGTAATGAATCCCCTGACATGCCTAGTGTTGGCGGACTAACTATCATGTTATCCGAACCTAGAGTATACTTCATGGATGTTGATGGGTCACGCATACAGATTTCAACAGAGCAATTGCAGAACCAAGTGCTTTGGCAACGAGCATGCATGGAGCAGATGAACATCATGCCTCCGACAGTTAAGCCACAGAAGTGGCAGCAGATGATTAACCAGTTGATGCAAGACGCCACTGTGCTTGAAGTCCCAGAAGAAGCCACAGTCAAGGGACAGTTTAAGGAGCATCTTAAATCTTATTGCACGAGCCACATTCGAGCGATGGCTCCCGAGGAGATGGAAATGAATAAGCCATGGACAGATGACGGAGTCACAAAGTTTAAGCTTGAGGGTTTAATCGAGTATCTGCATCACCGAAGATTTAAGGTGGACAACAGAGGACACCTAATCCAGATGATCCGTGATATGGGTGGGGATAACACAAAAGTTAACATCCATAAGTCCGACGGCAAAAGAACGAACATTAGGTGTTGGCAAATACCCGCCTTCGAACAAGAAGAAATAGAATTATCAGTAAGGGAGATGAACAATGACATCCCATTCTAATAGACTACTGCGCGTAGGAGAAGTAGCTCAGATGCTAGGGGTATCCAAGTCCTACATCTATAAGTTGGTTGCTCAGAAGACAGACTTTCCGCAGCCAATAGTTCTAGGAGATGAGCACAGTAAGAGATCGTCAAGCCGTTGGGTTCTGACAGAGATCGAGGACTGGGTAAACTCTAGACCGAGGGGCAAGGATCTATGATCGATAACTCTCTACTTATACTGGGTCCTCCTGGTTGTGGTAAAACTTATCGGTTGATACAGGAGATCAAGAGCGCCTTAGATTCTGGGGTGCATCCTTCTCGTATTGGTGTGATCTCGTTTACCCGAAAGGCTATTGAGGAGATGGTGTCTCGAGCTTGTGCTGAGTTCAACCTAACCCCCAAGGATTTTCCTTACATGAGAACCAGTCATTCGTTTGGGTTCAATGGATTAGGATTACAGCGGCAAGATGTTATGAGTGCCGAGGACTATGCTGTTGTTGGATCGGATCTTGGTCTTAACTTTGAGGGAGATGACAAGACAAGTATCGATGATGGTGTTCAGTTACCTACCATCGGAGGATCTGGATCACAGTATCTACAGTTAGAGCATCGAGCTCGATACAGAATGGTTAATCTGGAAGAAGAGTTCAACCATGCGGCAAACAGAGAACTGTTCTACCCGAAGCTGTTGCAGTTGAGCCAACAACTGAGCGAATACAAATCTGCAATGGGCAAGTATGACTTCGTAGATATGATAGAGAAGTACATTGATGTAGGCGATCCACCGAGCTTAGACTATCTGTTCATAGACGAAGCCCAGGATTTCACACCGCTCCAGTGGGAGATGGCTAAGTTCATAGCTTCCAAAGCAGGAAGAGTAATTATTGCAGGAGATGATGACCAGGCTGTTCACAGATGGACGGGTGTTGATGTTGATTTGTTTATCAAATCTTCTGACAACGTCGAGCGTCTCACACAATCCTATCGTATACCTAGATCAGTACATCGTTTGGCTAGTGTTATATCCGAAAGGATAGGTGGCCGTTTAGAGAAAGAGTTCGAGCCTCGTGAAGAGGAGGGCATGGTTGAATACACTTATCATCTGGACTCCATTCCCTTCCAAGAAGGAACGTGGACAGTGATGTGTCGAACAAACTTCTATGTAATAGAGCTAGCTAAATGGTTTCGTAAGTCAGGGTTCAAGTATTCTGTCCGTGGATATCCTAGTATCTCAGACAAATTGGTGGGCAACATCTTAACATGGAACGATCTATGTCAGGATAAGTCCGTGGGTTTAGAACGGATTCGGCAGCTGTACTCTGCCCTGCCTAAACAAGGTAAGGATGCCAAGCTTAAACGAGCGTCGTCCAAGCTACTGGATGCGTTAGATCCCGAGGCTTTGATAGGTATGGCTCAACTTCAGAACGATCTTGGTCTGTTATGTGGAGCAGAGAGTTCTGCGTATGATGTATTGAAGGTCAGTACGTCTGAGAGAAATTATATCGAGGCTATAGAACGAAGGGGCGAGGGGCTTCTGTCTGCGCCAAGGATTAAGTTGTCCACATTCCATGCTATGAAAGGTGGAGAAGATGACAACTGCGTGGTGTACACAGCGTCCACTAAGGCATGCTATGAAACACTGTTCCCAGAAGACGAGCATCGAGCATTCTATGTTGGGATAACAAGAGCCCGACGACGACTATACATATTACAATCCGATAACAAATACAGGTATACATTATGAAACGTACAGAAATCTTAGACACCGCCAAGGAATTAATCAGTGGACAGAGAGCCAAGGATTACGGGGATGCGTTTGATAATCACAGTCGTATAGCCGAGGGTTGGAATATAATTGTCCGTGGTGCTATACTAAGTCATGGTGAGGTCACTGAACAACATGTCGTACTGATGATGGACTGGTTGAAAACTTCTAGGTTACTGGAAACTATAGACCACCAGGATTCATGGATCGACAAAGCAGGGTACACTGCGTTGGGAGGAGAGTTCTCTGAACGAGCAGAAAAAGGAATTAGATCATGAGAGAGATAGATCGTTTGGCAGAGATGCTAGGACAGATGGAACAGGACATTCGCAATAGCAAATGGTTCAAGAAACTACTGAAGAAACTCAGGCTCAAGAAATGAGTACGTTGTTTGGTAGCGATCTGCATCATCAGTTTAAAGGTGAGATGGATATGATTGATTCCGACTGGAACATCCCGCCAGAGTTCCCTGATCTCACTGGTTACAGCGAAGTTGCTGTGGATTTAGAAACCAAAGACCCAAACATTAAGAACCTTGGACCAGGATGGGCGCGAAAAGATGGGCACATCATAGGCATTGCTGTAGCTGCGGGAGAATACAAAGGATACTTTCCTATCAGACATGAGAACGGACACAACCTGGACCCTAAGTTTGCACTGAAGTGGTTAAAGAAACAGATGTCTGTACCTGAGATGAAGGTGATTATGCACAACGCAACTTACGATGCGGGTTGGATGAGAGCCGAGGGCGTCGAGATCAAAGGTCGTATCATTGACACCATGATTACAGGCGCGTTGGTTGACGAGAACCGTTGGTCGTTTGGCCTAGATGCTATGGCTAGAGACTACGCAGGCATTCGTAAAGACGAGAAGATGTTGAAGGCCGCCGCCAAAGCATGGGGCATAGATCCCAAAGCAGAAATGTGGCAGTTACCTCCGATGTATGTGGGAGCCTACGCCGAGCGAGATGCTGTAGCCACACTAAAACTCTGGCAGTTCCTAAAGGTTAAGCTAGAAGAAGAACAGCTATGGGAAATCTGGAACATAGAAACTGATCTGATACCTTGCATGCTAGACATGCGAAGTAATGGTGTGCGTGTTGACCTCGACAAAGCAAGCAAGAACAAGAAATTAATCCGCGGCAAAGCAAATGAACTACGCCGAGGAATAGAGAAGCAAGCAGGCGGAGACGTAGACATATGGGCGTCAGCGTCCATAGCTAAGATGTTTGATAAGTTGGGACTAGAGTACCCGAGAACCGACAAGGGAGCGCCCTCGTTTAACAAGGGCTATCTCAGTAGCCATCCATCCAAGGTGTGTCAGGACTTAGTTAAACTCCGTGAGTTTGATAAGGCCGACAGTACGTTTATCGACAGTATACTACGTCACGAAACCAATGGTCGTATCCATACGGAGCTACACTCTACTCGTCGAGACGAAGGGGGCACAGTCACGGGGCGATTTTCTTCGAGCAACCCAAACCTGCAGCAGATCCCTGCCAGAGATAAGGACATCAAGAAACTGATCCGTGGTTTGTTTATACCAGAAGATGGATATAAGTGGGGATCGTTCGATTATTCTAGCCAAGAACCAAGATTGTTGGTACACTTCGCCGCCAGTGTTGGGGACATGCCAAGGCAGGATCTACTCGAGGACATCGTAGATCAATACAATACTTCAGACGTAGACCTACACCAGATGGTTGCGGACTTAGCGGGCATCACTCGTAAAGAAGCAAAGGCCGTGAACCTTGGGATCATGTACGGCATGGGCGTAGCTAAGTTAGCCAATCAGATTGACGTCGATCCAGATACAGCCAAGGAATTATTGCAACAGCACCGAGACAAGGTTCCGTTTGTTAAAGCGTTGGCTGAGATGGCCTCTAGAAGAGCGGCAAGCAATGGTCAGATCCGAACCTTACTAGGACGTAAGTGTAGGTTTCATCTCTGGGAACCTAAGACATTTGGTGCAGGCAAACCTTTACCACATGATGAGGCGTTGAAAGAATATGGCGGCGTTAACGGCGCAGGTATTCGTCGAGCGTTTACCTACAAGGCGTTGAACAGATTGATCCAAGGATCGGCAGCCGATCAAACAAAGAAAGCTATGCTTGATTGCTACAAGGAGGGACTTACTCCTATGCTTACAGTACACGACGAACTTTGTTTCAACATAGACAGTCCAGAACAGAGCGATCGGATCAAAGAGATCATGGAGACAGGCGTTAACCTAAAGGTTCCGTCTAAGATCGACGTGGATATACAAGATGACTGGGGAGAAATAGAATGAAGTATGGATCAGTATGCTCGGGCATCGAGGCGGCTACTGCCGCTTGGCACCCATTGGGTTGGGAGCCACAATGGTTCAGTGAGGTTGACCCTTTTCCAAGTGCCGTGTTGCAACATCACTATCCACACATACCAAATCATGGAGACATGACCAAATTTAAGGAATGGAATAATGACAGAACAATTGAGCTTCTTGTTGGCGGGACACCATGTCAGTCCTACAGCGTCGCCGGACTTAGAAAAGGAATCTCGGACCCGAGAGGAAGCCTCATGCTTACATATCTTGCAATGGCTGAACAATTTAAGCCCAAGTGGATTGTCTGGGAAAATGTCCCCGGTGTCTTGTCCTCCAACGGAGGACGGGATTTTGGTACCTTCCTCGGGGCGTTGGGGAAAATCGGGTACGGGTTCTCCTACAGAGTGCTGGACGCACAATTCTTCGGAGTTCCACAAAGACGCCGCCGTGTGTTCGTTGTCGGATATCTTGGAGACTGGAGACGTGCCGCAAGTGTTTTATTTGAGCCCGAAAGCATGTCGGGGAATCCTCCTCCGAGCCGAGAGGCGGGGCAAAGAGTTGCCCCCACAGTTACAGTCGGCCCTCCTTTCAGTCGCACAGGAAACTCCAGAGTAGAAACCGAAGCGTTAGTTACCTACGCTCTGCCTGGGAATTGGATTGGTCGTAAGCCAGAGAACGGTGGCAATCAGGTAGAACCCTTTGTTGATCTGTCCCCCTGTCAAACGGCAACCGATGTTCATGCTATCGTTGCTTCAAGGATGCGTGGGTTTGGAGACTACACGGATGACGGAACGGCAAGCACAGTCAAAGCACGGGATGACAAAGATGCTACAGATCTAGTTGCCGCTTCGAAAGCTACAGGAGAAACAACCTTATCTGATGTGACGATGTCTCTTACTGCAAGCTATGGACAGGGAGGCGCGGACTTAGCAACCAAGCCAATGGTCTGTTCCAGTACAGTCAGGAGGCTTACTCCAAAAGAATGTGAGAGATTACAGGGTTTCCCTGATGACTTTAGTAGGATACCATGGAGGAATAAAGAGCCAGAGGATTGCCCTAATGGCCATAGATACAAGGCGTTAGGCAATAGTATGGCAGTTCCTGTCATGAATTGGATAGGGCGACGTATTGATATGGTCGAAAAAGGAGAACTATAATGATTGATCCTCAAAAAGTAGAAACACTAGGCTTCCACCAAATGCATTCTATGCAGATAGAAGCGTTGATGAACTTTGTTAATATGGGATTGAACCTTGCAGCTATGTGCGGTGACCAGGATATTATGGACGAGGCTGAAGCCGAAGCCGACGAACTGATTAGATTGTTCGGTGGCAACGGTGTTAGATTAAAGATTGAAAGTTACTGATTATCTCTAGCGCGATCGGCTATCTCTTGGTTAGCTCGGTCGCCTAGTAACGATGGCACGAATGCTTTGACACGATCAAAGACTTTGCCTCCTTTCTCAACAACGGAATCTGTGACGTTATCAAACGTATTAGATACTTGACCCACGAAGTTTTGAGTTGGTGCAGCTTGTACTTGAGGAGCCGCGTCTTCAACAATGGGAGATCCAAATAATTCCACAGGTTCTTCTGCTTGAGTAGAAACAACCTCACTGTTTATCAAAGAACGTTTGATTTCGTTAATCTCTGCAACAGGAAGTCTTTGCAAGATTCGGTTTTCTTTCTTGACGTTTACTTCGTTACTAACTTCTCTAATTAGATTTCTGCTGATCTTAATAGGCTCAAACCTGTTTCCAATAATATTTCTAATTTCTTTCCTAGATACACCACTGTTCTTCAACGACCTATATATCTGAGCGCGAGTAAATCCTGCATCCATGGCCGTATCTATTTTGTTTTTCAACAGGCTCTGATGTCTACGTTTGGCATCGTTAGCTTTAACGTATGCAGCCATTACATCTTCGGCAGTAGCATCGTTGTCATCAGCTACCTTAGTAAATATCTGAACAGCACTTGATCTATCTGCTGAGTAAGCTCCACCGTCATACCCAAGACTTCTGCCGATGTTTACTTTCATTGGCCGTAGTCCGGTGAGCATGGTGCCTGCTTCTTCTGCCACAGAATATTCATCCCCTGACTTACTTGGAGTATCTGTGAAGGCGCGATTGATCCTGCCCTCAGTAATCTCTCCGCCTTTAACAGTGTAGGCTTGCTCTACAATTCCAGGTATAAACGCTCCGGCAACGTGGTTGATAGACTTAGAAAGCTTATCGCCCCACATCTCTCCAGGCTCGTATATTTCAGCACCCGTCTGAGTTTTACCATCACGTAAAGTAACATCGACGAGACGTTCCGTGGCCATAGCTTCGGAAGCAAATGGTTCTGCAAACTTTTTAAACGCAGCCATGGCCGCGAACCCAAGTTGCTCTGCCTCATTAGCTCCGACTGCACCCTTGTTTCTGTATACTTCCATCGCCGCACGAGCAGGAGCCAACATAAATTCATACGGCAGCATGTAAGATAGATCTACAGCTTCAGCATTTAGGTCTGCATCTGGTTTCTCTAGATACATCATTGTATTACCTTCAGACCAGTAAGGTTTGTTCTGCTCTAGTAGATCCTCTTCAGCTTCAGTAATACCTAGAACGTCATGCGCTGCATTACGCATAGCTCCTGGTGCAACCGTAGCCATAGAGATATATCCTGTAAGACGTTCCGCTCCGATGCCGCGGATCTGCCGAGCAAACGCTTTAGCTTGCTCCTCGCCCATCGCCGCAACCAATTCATCAGTTGCTTTGAAACCCATCTCTCTAACTGATCTGTTTACGATGTTCCCTGATGTACGAATAATCTCTGCGGGAAACGCCATAAAGTTACCCATGACCGGGATCCGACGAAGCGACTTGATAACTTCGGGAACCATGGAATACACAGGCATCGTTTGTTTGACCACATCCACGGCTAGCATATCACCAAAATCTGTGCCTGCTATAGATGTCTTACGTTTTGCTATCCTAGCGTTAACCAATGCGTCTTGAACCGCGGGATTAACATTCTCAATATCTAACCCTGCTTTTCTTAGTGCCGCTCCATACCTAGCTTTCTCTCCTAGCGCGCCAACTACTTTCCAATAGTCATCGCCTAGTTGATATGTCTTCTCCATAAAGTTGATCGTGGTTCCTGCAACTGGGGTCTTACGGAGAAGCTTACCCCCTGTATTTAACATAGCAGATACACCTGATTTTGTTTGTTCCTTTAACAGATTCTTAACTTCGCTAAGTTGGATGTTCTGCCCGATAGCACCCTCGTCCTGCATAGCCTTTAGAAGTCTGAACTGTTCGGGACTGTCTATAGCGTTGGCTAGTAGTACCTGTCCACTCTCAAAGATACCCATGTTACGTCCGAGCAACCCGTTTGCTCCAACAACAAATGTGTTGGATAGGAAGTTACGAACTTGAGACAGGGGATTCAACACTGTCTTTGACATCTGAGAGATACCTTTGAGTTGTAACGATACAGCTAGTGCATCTTGTACAAATGATTGTGTTCGACCAGGAGTAGTCAAGCTGTTAGCTATTTCAGTAGGTACATAATGACCAGACAATGAACCATATGGACCACCAAAAGGATGATCTATGTTAGCTTCGCCCAACTTAGTATAGTTATATTCACTTGTTAAAGCTTTAGCAATGTTATCATCTTCTTTTAAAGCGCTGCCGTTAATAGCAAAAGGTCTTCCTCCCGCATTCATCTTTGCAACGGCTTCATCAAAGTATTGAACCTGACCAGGGGATCTAACTGATTGCGCTGTGTTACTAATAGAGTCAAATAACTTTTGAGAAGCCATGGTTGTCGCCATGTTGTCCACTGTAAGTAAGAAAGCATCCCTAGGATTGCGAACTTCCCCCATCATTTCTCGCAACATAGGGGCCGCATTTAAATAATCGTCTCGATCCTTGAGCATTCCACCGGCTAACTTAAACAAAGATGTCCGACCAACAACTTCTTTTGCGCCTTGAGCTACACCTGCAGCCTTTTGCCGTGCCGCAGCTTCTGGGGTTAAGCCAAAAGAATTGGTGGCAGCTCTATCAAAAACCTCAGAGATAAACAACTCAGCCTGTTGATCCGCAAGTTCCGTTGGAGTTCCTGGTTTTTTTGTTTGAATTACTTTTCGAAGTTGTTCTTTAGCTTGTTCATACTGAGGCATAGTTTTAAAATCAACGTCACTAAACTTCTTGGGATCTAAGTGTAGTTCATATAACCGTCGGATGTATGTGCCTTCGTTGTTTGTAAATTGAGTCTTTAAAAGTTCTTTATTATCTTGTGTTAAGTTAGGGGCAGAATCTACGGAAATTTTAAACTCTCGACTAAGTTCTGTTATTTTATCTCGCATAGCGTCTACAGATTTGGATACGTCCTCACCATAGTTTTCAGCAAATGTTTTCCCTTTGTCTAAATCTGTAGGGGTATACTCCCCTGTAAGGTAATCCATCGTGTCATTGTACGTTCGTTGCGTAGCTTTCTTGCCTCGACCTGTAAGCTTTTGTAATCTAATAGATTTTTTAACAGCTTTGTCGAACTCATTAAGTAGCCTAGTAGCGGCAGCTTCTTGAGAGTCTGTCATACCTTCTGTCGTTCGAACAGCTGCACCTATTTCTTCTGGAGCACCGGCGTCCGCAGTGAAGTTTCTTTTCAGAAAGTTTGCGGCACCAGGGAAATTACCCTTTGCTTTTTCCCCAAGAAAACCCATACCAGACTGTAAACCTCTAGCCAAAGTAGGCATACCCGAAAGCTCACTGCTTCCTACTCCTTTAATCACGGCGCCTGCTACGGGTAGTACGATCTCGCCTGCAAGATTGAAACTTGCTCCTTCAAACCCTAAACGAAATTTATTTCTAAGACGAACAGCAGCTAGTTCTTTCCCTGTCAAAGATCCTTCGTCCTCAGTTTGTAAGAACTCAGGCATAGCATCCCAACTATCTGCCAGTGTAGTCATGGTGCTAGGAGAAACAAACACATCGGCAACGCCAGTGCCTGCTGTAGTTAAAGCCGCTCGACCTGCTCGTGTTTGTGTAAGAGCCCCCGGAGCTTTACGTCCGAACGCCTGCGCTGATTTGCCAAACCATGTTTGTGCTTTCTTCACCGCTGTACCAGACTGCAAAGCTTTCCTAGCTTTGTCTGCTTTTGAAACCCAATTAAACACACCAATACCTGGAGCGCCGTAGTTTACTATAGTCTCTACTACTTTTCCTGCGGTACGTTCTGGCGTTAAACCAAGGTTGGTTTTTGCATTTTCAAAAAACTCAGTCGTAGCTTCTTGACTACCTTCGTCAATTATATTTGCGGCTTCTAGTCCCGCAGCACCAAGTTCCGAGATCCCCTGTCCAATGTCCACGATCCCTGCACCGGCACCCCGAGCAATAGAACCAATGACTGTTTGATCGGATTCGTCTTCTTGTTGATCTTCGACAGGTGCACCGAACATAGGAGTTTCTTCTACCTTGATAGGTGCACCGAACATTTTTTCAGCCATACTGAACTCCTATTTTTTCTCTCGTCTCTCAAACACACCTTTATCATTTTTTTGTAAGAAAACAGTACCCGTTTTTAATGCGTCAAAGTCAGCTTGGGTAGAAACCACAGGTACATTATCCTCACTACTTTCTGCCCCAGAGTTGCCTATAGCAAACTGAGAGTTTGGAAACGATTCGGATGCAATCTTTATCGCTTGTGACGCAGCTTCCGCAGAAGATATTGATCCGTCTTCTATTTGAAGCTTGTATCCATCTAACGCATTATCCAATACAGATTTAAACATACGGTCTACTGTAGCAAAAGATGTAGATCCTGTTGATCGAATTTGTGCAACTCGTTCTGCGTTTCTATTTCTAGCCGCTAAACGTTTGTCTTTGTTAGACTCTTCTAGCGCCATCATATTGATCTTATCCTCACGCGCTTGATTAGACGCTTTGTCTTCTTTCATCATTTTAGACCCTGCGAGAAGACCATCCGCAATATTTTTAATTGCACTTGGATCGTCCCCTGCCGCAACAGCAAAACCCACCATTGCCATGTTCATCCAGAACTCTTCCTTCTTGTCTTCTTTGGTGTCAGTTCCTAGGAGATCGCTCAAGATTTTCTTGTACGATGAAATTCTTTCGGGCATGTCCATGCCTTCAAAGTCCTCGCCTAGTGCGTCCCCTACAGCATTGGCCATGTCTTCACTTGGATTAGATGACCCTTCAATCTCATCGCCTATTTTCTTTGATGAAAGACCCGATGGCCCCGCACTTCCTTCAAGAAACTTTTCTATCGTCCATTTACCATCGCCTTCGTATACATCGCCTTTATTTTTTTCGCCTACAAAAGGAGCCGGTGGAACATCCTGGGCAAAAGCTTCATCTTCCGCCGCAATACGTTCAGCACGGTCAGCGTCGTCTTCTTTCTTTTGCATTTTTTCTTCGTAAGGACTTGGTGGAGTAAACATTTCTGACGCCGCACCCATAGCAGCGCCTTGTTTCTCAGCTTCGTTAAAGTTAGCAATAGTAGATATCGCGTCTTCTCGGTTGCCTTTTGCTGCCGGAGCAACCTTTTGATCTATTATTTCCATTAAGCTAGCTTCGTTATTGTCAACAGAAGCCGTAGGAATAGTCTCCGTTGAAAAATCCATTGCTGTTCTTCCAGGACCACGGCGCGCCCGATCGTTATCAGAGGTATCTAATAATTCTGCGGAGTTAACATTGATCCGTTCTGGTGCAATTTCTGGTTCACTAAGTATTTCTGCGCTAGCTAGCTCTGGTGCTTGGTAGTCTTCTTGGTATTTTCTAAGGTTTTCTTGATATGCGTCTCTTTTCTTTTGAAGATCCTGTAGTTGAAACGCAGATAACCCTATGTCTAACTGAGGAGTCTGATCTAGTTTAGTAGTAGGATCGTCAAGTGCGGGATTTACTGCTTCTACAGACGGAGCAGCACTCATAATTCCAACGTTAGAGGAGAAATCCATTGCTGTTCTGCCAGGTCCACGTCGCGCTCGATCATTGTCCGTGGTGTCCAGACCTTCAGCAGAGTTAACGTTGATACGTTGTTTTACTTCTGTAGGCAAAGACTCATATACCTGCACATCTCGGTCATTGAATGGCTCGTTGTTTTTGACCTTTCTCATTAGGTCTTCGATCAACCGTTCTAAAAACGAAGGCTGTGGCTCTGTACTAAACGTTCCTGTCATACCGTTGGCGTCCGTAGTAACTGTGCCACCAGGAGCAAAGCGCTGTGTCTCATCAATCATCTCAGGAGATGACGCTAGTATTCCACCCATGTTCGCAAGCTTGGCACGAGCATTACGGTTCACAAACATCTTTCGGTTTAATACATTGTTCATACTATTGTCCTCCGCCGCCAAACATTCCTGTTTGACCTAGACTATATAGACCGCCCGCTAGACCTGCAAACTGTGAGATCGCACTCGGGCTAGGTCTTTGCTGATTTGTAAATGTAGATTGAGACGTTGGCATGCCTTGGAATATATCTGAATAGAAACCCAACTGTTGGTATGGTTGCATAACATTCTGGTACTGAGTCTGACGTGCCGCATCCATCTCGGACTGCTGTTGCTGTTGCTCTTGTCCACCAAGACTTGATAACGTATTGATATCGTTGATGTTTAATCCTTGGAACGCCTCGCCTAGTTTAGCCTGTTGCATACCCAAGCTACCAATGCCCTGCGCCAATTGACCATACTGGCCTGCGCCTTGTTGCATAAGTTGTGCACCGGCTAATCCTGCCTGCCCTGCCGCTTGCGCTCGAGCTAATTGTTGTTGCTGTGCTTGTCCGTAACCAGACTGACGTAAGTTCGCAGCGGTTCGGGCTTGTGTTTCTAATGTGTTTCTGTTTTGCTCTGCCGCTTGAATACCTTGACGTGATCCACCAAAAGCTCCTGCGCCTACGGCTTGTGCCGCTAGACCTTGCTGTTGTATCTGACCCTGACGAGCTATATCCTTCATACTTTGCTGAACAACCGCATCTTCATACGGATTCATGTATGCTTGTGTTGCGTTCGGATCTAATATGTTTGCCGCTGTTTGCTGACCAATCTGCCCTGCTGACGTAATAGATGCAGCTAACGGATTTAATCCTGCTTGTGCCGCAGCCAACCCTGTGCCGACACTTCCTGCCCCTGCTTGTAGCATTGGAGCGTATGCTCCTACACCTTGAGTAGCTAGGCTAGTAGCCTGTTGTTGCATCGGGCTTCGCCCTGCAACCTGATAACCAGGTAATGTATAATCTTGCTTACCAAGAGCTTGACCCCTGTCAAGGATCTCCTTCATGTATTTCTTCTGCCAATCTGGTAAGTCGGTTACCGAAGTTGTTGTGTAGTTTTCAACCATGTTGAGTACCCTTCATCTTTCTAACTTCAGCAAACATTCTAGCTGCTTCCGCTCCGCGTGTTCCGTTTGCCGCGCCACCAAGGCGCATTCCTGCTCGTTTCATGTTTCCATCGGGATCCATGTTAGCCAAATCTTTCCCTGACAAAATAACTTCTCCGTTAGCTACCGCGATTTCCTCAACAGGGCGACCGTTCTGTGTGATAACTCCTGGTATTGAATCGCTTGTCACAGTCCCTGGACCTTGGATCATGCCTCCTCCTGCAAACTGCATCAACCCACCATTTGCCGCCGATTGGTATACAGGTTTAATTGCAGAGGCTTGGGCTTCTTTAGCTTCCACCATCTTGTCATGGATATCTCGTTCTTCTTCTGTGGTAAACGCAGGGGCTCTGCCATCAGAACCCGTGTATCTAGATTTGAATAGGTTTTGATCCCAACCATCTTGTTGACTAGGTCCCTTGTTCCACTTAGCCATCCGTGCTTCGTTAGCTGCACCACCGTCATCGTCATCGTCAAACAACTTGCCTACCAGAGCTCCGATTCCTGTAGTCGCTAAAAGGCCACCAAGCCCAGGTGCTATAGCGTTGCCTATAAATCCACTAATTAAATTACCTAAACCCATTACGCCTCACCTACTATCTGCTCGGGCATTGTAACCACGATCGTTGTACTGCGCCGCTCGGATCCTGTCCATGGTTCACCGCAGTCAGGGCAGTTACCACTTGGGTAGGATGCAATCTCTTCTGGCGTATCGACTGCGTTTTCGCAGCTTACACAATGCACTATATCAGAACTTGTAGAAGGTTTCCACTGTGTACCGTTAGGCATTTGAATTATTTGATCACTCATGTTATTACCACCGTTACTGTGCCGACTGAACTAGCTGCCGAAACGCTTCCTGAGTAGGTATCACCCTGTCGAATGATTTTCAAAAAGCCATTTGCCTCGAATACATCCCCTAAGTCTAGCGTATTTGCCGCGCCATCGCTAGGTATTCCTTGGAAATTTACTATAGGACTACGCTGTTCGTCAATGAAGTTGTCTAATGTTCGTGCTAATTGATTAACATAAGCCGCGCTATACTCCAAGGGAGCAATAGGAATTATTTGTCGGATGATCTTCCTGGTCATCTACGACCATCGGGGCGCATTTCAAGTCTTGGTGCTCCCAATCTCCATTTAACTCCTGTTGTATCACTAGATACTTTCAAGCTCATCTGCCTTCCACGTAGTCTCATAAACAATTGTTTAGTGTAATTATCTGTGCCAGATACCACAGATGTTCTAATAACATCGCCACTATCTGATCCTTGCCCTGCCGCACTACCGTTGTAGTTACGTGCAGCCATAGTAAATTCTACTTCTGGTGCCGCAGCTGTTGACTGGCTAAAGTTTAAATCTGGTATAACCTTGTTGATCAACATGAAGTGATCGCCGTCGCCTATGTCAAAGTCTGATGACTGAACGTATGCATCTACTGGAGATGCGGGGCTTGTGCTTCCATCATCCAAACCATTCTCCTGGTTGTACAAATAACTGTCTACACCTGTTGCTTGAGGGAATGAACGTTGCCCTGCCGCTCTATCATTCCATGCGGTACGGGCTAGTTTACCATACACCCACGTTTGCTCGAGGTAGTTATACACAACGTAACTGTCGATCTCATCGCTAGAAGCAGAGCAATAGTACCACCAAACCTCACTTTGGCTAGCCAGACTGCCTGCGTGGAACTTAAACGATTGGTTTCTGTTGAGATCATCAAACACATACTGGCGTACAGTACATGGGATAGGTTGAATACGACCATCGTACATATAGAAGTTCTCTTGACCCATCCAGTAAACGATGTCGTTGACACTGATTGCAGTGTTAGGTCCGGCAATTCTAATGTTGTCACCCAACATAGCTGTACCAAATGTGTATGGTGGTCCTAGGAACTGTAAGCTATGCAGCGTATGATCTGTCCAGATTAGGATCTGACGGCTAGTTCTAACTGCTGTTACAATCTCTGAACCTTGTGATAAACGTAAATCACCGGCTGTGTTCGTAGCTGTAGGTGTCCAATCAGTTAAACTCTCTTGGCTTGACCAACGGATCAACAACGGATCTTGCGCTGTTTCTCCTAATGGGTTGGCTCCAAAGCAGATAACGTGTCGGTCAGTCTCTGATACCAGAACCTTACGCGCTACAGTAGGAACATTGGAAGCACCGGCTAACGAAGTTAGAGCAACGGCTCTTGTGTTTGTTGTGCCTGTAGCGTCCCAGTAAAATATCTGTCCGTCTGCAATATTCATAAGTAAGTCTTCACCAAAGTCATCTGCGAACCAAAGTCGTAACGTATTACCGGCTAACGAACCTGCACCAGAGCCCCAGGTAAAACGACCCCAGGTTCCTGCACCCCACCCTGGACCAAGGATCGTGGTGTTTAGACCAATGTTAATTTGATATGCAGCTACAACGGAGGATCCACCGCCCGCTGTACTACCAGAAGACGCTGTTCCACCTGTGTTTACTTTGTAGGAATTAGCATTAACTACCTCTGTAACTACCTGTTCTTTGTTTAGGTTTGCCGTGGTTAATCCGTCAAAGGCTGTAGCACCAGAGAACGTAACGTATGAACCAAGAGTTACGCCATGCCCAGTGTCTGTAACGGTAATAACACCAGAACCTGCACCCCCAGATGTGTTAAGAGGGTTAGCTCCAAGGGTCACGGTTCGACGAATAGGCGTTATATCATAGAGTGCGCCTGAGTCTTCTAGGTATGCTTTCTTCTCTGTGCCTAGGAACAACAGGTTCTCTGAGGCTAGAGTTACAAAATCATGCATCGAGCGGCATGTTCCAAGGAACGCGGACGCCCCTACCTTGACCCAACCACCTATGCGCTCGACAAAGCCAGAGCGGAAACGTATCTTGTCTCCGTCATACCAACCACCCTCATTTGAGTAATTGGTTCCTTCGCGGTTAAGACCAGGTCGGAATACTAGCTTTGTTAAAGGCATATGTCATTACTCCGCATCTGCGATTGTTAAGGTTCCAGCTTCGACTTGCTTGAGTATTTCTGCGTAGTGACGATTGGCTGGGTCTAGTGGGACAAACATCTCTTGTCCGTCTATTGTTGCTTGGATGTCTATGTTAGCACCGTCCTCTGCAACATATTGTGCTGTTGTAATGTTCATATTCTTCTCCATGATTATAGCTCGGCATCAAACGTACAAGACCAGCCCCAAGCCCTATAGTTGCCGCCTGAACTTGAAACTCTAGATTGATAACTATTTTCACTTCTATTAACACTTACACCACTACAGTTTTCATAATTAACTGACCCCGTACTAACTGTTGCTGACGGGGTAGCTCGCATAGTTACTGGAAAAGTCCCTGTTGAGTTAAACGATAAAATTGACCCAGTAGATGCTTTTTTACCAGTAGAGCCATCATCATAACCACTTGGAAGAACCCAATAATACCTCTGACACTTCGCCAGTTCATCTCCGTATGACCGAGGGTGTTCGAATGGAGTTGCAGTGTCGCCGACCTCTAGTTGAAGTCCAGTGATTTGCCAGTAATTGCTTGTGGCAGAAGCTAGGTTTACTTGGCCTACTGCACGATTTCCAGCACTTGGAGATGACCAAGATGTATTCAACGTACCTGATGAGTAATTACTACCTGTGCCTAACCAGAAACTCAATGTAAGACCACCCGTGTTGTCTGATGTCATAGCACCAGAGTCTACGTTTAAAGTAATAGTCTTACGTTCCCAAGTGTTTGCATTATTTACAGTGTATGATGTTGATATTTGGTGATTTGTAGCCGATGCAGTGCCTCCAAGGTGTTCTAAAATGTACGTTCCAGTTACATTAGACTTTACATAGAAACTAACTGTATACGTGTTGCTTGTGTCTCCAAAACCCAAACTCTGTATATCCTGACCTTCAAGGTTAGTTTGGATTAACATTCTATTTGTAGATGCAGGAGACGCATCTGCTGTTGTGCATAGCATTTTTAAACTATGACCAAAACCAGAAGGTGCATCAGTGTCTTGGCTTTGCGTCCATGTACCAAGGCTCGAAATATAAGTAGTATAACGATCTACTGTTTTGTAAGAGTTTGTACTACTAAGACCTGTCTCTGACGTTGATCTTTGGGACACTTGCATTGAACCATTGGTCACTATATTACGACTCCCCAGTTGACCGAGGTTCGCGCCGTTGTTGTCAATTGTTGAAATCGCCATTTATTTATTCCTTATGGTTTTGTAGGCCACGTCACATCATCTAATGATGTTGCACTTGATGTAATGTCACGTAGTGCTTGTCTGTATGCAGTCTGTGCATCTGTCATCGTATGATCAGACCCTGCCCACCAATCAGTAACGGCAATCAAACGATCACGTTCTGCCCTGAGTGCCTTCATAGGTTCAGCCGCAATAAGTTCATCTTTCTTAGCTGATACTGCCGACCAAGTTGTACCCCAATCAGATGGGTCTTGGCTCTCAATAGCTGAACCATTTGCATCTGCGCCAGTTACTTTGGCGTACATGGTTGTAAACTCAGCTTCTGTTGTTGGTTCGCCACGGAGTACCCACTCTGTAACACCCAACTCTGATAATGCTGTTGATATTGTTGTCATTTTATTTGGCCTCCTTTAGCCGTTATTTTTGTATTTCGTACACTACAAATGAAGATACAGATTGAAAGTATGCAGATGAATTAGAGTCAGATTGACCTCTATTAATAGCTCCACCATTGTAACAACTTGCTTGTATCAGCCATGTTATAGGAGTTGTTGTATCGGGGGCAGATGTATTGTCTACATACTCACCACTCACATAGAAGGCTTGGTAAGAGTTTGAACCCGTAGTGTCTCCAGATTTGTATGGGTTTACATGGGCTGTTGTTGCTTGTCTACTTTCAACCCCTGACGCTATATAGTCACTTTGGATATTGCTATCACGCAGTATGCGAAAGCCCATAGAAAAATAGTTACAAGAAATAGAGAGAGATGGTTTTAGTATAAATATACTGTTTGTTGATTTAGGTGTAAGTGTTACACTTAGGTTTGTAACATTAGTATAATTATAAGTGCCTATACTCATGTGACCTGTAAAAAGTCCATTATCAACCTGTAAAACATTACCTGATGTATTAATCCCTAAGTCAGCCGCCGTTGGTGTACCACCATTGGCTTTCTGTAGAGTATCGACTTTTAGTATACTGGTCATTGTGCGATCTCCATTAAAGCTATTGAACCATTTGTATTTCCATATCCTACATAAATGTCACATGTCCCAGCACTTACCTTCATTTGAGTCTTATATGTAGTTGCATTTGTTGTAGCTGGAGAGTCTAAGATAGTCAGATTATTTCCAAATGCTGTAATCTGAAACGCATTATTTTCGGTTAAGTCAAAAGCAGAGCCTCCTTCTATGAGTTGAGTAGTACCACGACATATATTCCAATACCCCTCTCTGCTAGAGTTTGTTGACGTGCTAAACGACATAGGTTGTCCAACAATAACCAAAACTTTACTGTTTGAATATTTAGGTGTAATTGTAGCAGTTAATCCAGTATTTACATATGACGTTCCACCAGTGCTAACTTGACCAGTTGAAATGTTATGAACTACTTGCACCACATGCCCTGCAATTTGCACACCATTGCCACTGGTCTTCTCAACGACGCTATCGACTTTTAATGTACTCATTGCGCGATCTCCTGTATTATTAAAGACGATGAAGTTCTTTGATACTCCGCAGTATCAGCATCACTTCCACTGCGGTTAAGGTAAGCCGTTAAATTACCTGTTCCTCGTACAGCAAATTGTAATGTGTAGGTTACTGCTGAAGTAGTATTAGGTGTGTCTGTTACCTGTAGTGGTATATTAAGCATAGTGTTACCATCTTGGTTATTAGTACCACGCCCACTTCCTGCTCTAATTTTACTACCACTTGCATTACCAATACCTATTGGTGTGGAATCTCTTATCATCCGTACAATAGTAGATCCATCTGCACCATTACTTGAACCCGTACTTGCTACTGCACTCACAATTATTTTTGATGAAGCACTTTTTGGAGTTATAGTTATTGATAAACTTGAATTTGCAAAAGAATTGTCAGATGCTTTAGTGGTAGTAGATTCAGTTATAACAGAAACATCTGTTAAAGTTTGTATAACATGCCCCGGTGCATAAAGTGTTTGACCACTTGGTATTATCACCTTGTTCGCATTAGACCCAGATGTTGGTCCTATTAAGTTTTCAACTTGTAATGTACTCATCTATATCACCGTTAAGTTTCCATTGACCGTTAGGGTTACACCAGATGCTACAGCCAAAGGCCCTGCCGCACTAGCGTTTTCGTCTGCGTCAATTGTTGTGTCCGTACTAAGCGTTTGATCGTTAATTCTAAATATAGCAGTTTCAATCTTAGTTGTCGTGCTTAAAAACTTAGGTGCTATAACGTTCCCCCCGAACGATCCACCGTTAGATGCGCTTACCGTGTCTGCTATAGAACTAATGTCATACGCTACAATCTCCACAATGTCAGAAGCCGCGGCTCCCGATCCAAGGACCACGGACGTTTTAGTTGTGGCCGCGTAATCCGTTACGGGAACGAGAAGCGTTCCGTTTAAGAATACATCGACATATGTTGCGTCTGCGTAGGCGAGTGTTAGCCCGTTACTATCAGCGCCGCTAAAGGACGTCTGACCACCCGTAGCAGAATAGATGAAGCGGTTTCGTACACCTACTCCCGGTTGTCGTCCTTGATATGCCATTTGTTTATCCTTTATTATTCATTGTTGTCTTTGACCCAAAGCTATGCAGTGGGCTATTATACATGATAAGAAGCTGTAATTTGAACCTCACCACCATTGCTTATATTTAAAACATCAACACCACCCCAAGAGGCGTTATTTCTAAGGTGTCGTATAGCTATAGTGGCAATCCCTCCATCTATACCTGCTGTAACTTGATATACATCAGGCTTTGGTAATCCTGATGTAGTACCTAGACTAGCACCGGCCCTATATTGATTACTATCACTAAGAGGAGTGAAAGGTAGATTTTGCACAGTTAAACCCCCACTACCTGACCTAGAACTCCAACCAACTGTTAATGAAATAGTCACAACATTTCCAATTTTAGTATAGTAACCTTTCTGTTTAGAGTAAGTAAAACTACCATTCTGGAAAGACGGAGCAAAAGTACCCTCTTCGTAATCGTCTAACTTATTAGCCGACCCTGTACCGCCGAGGTATATTCCACCTGATAGGTAAGCGTCTTTGAAGCGACCATTTGTTCTGCCTATGTCTATTAAGCCATCACCATAATCATTATTTAATGGTCTATACGGCATTATAGCATTTACATTATGGGCGAAAGTTATACCTGTACCAGAATGCCCCATAAAAGGATATATTCCTTGAGTAACACCAATACTACCTACTTCAGAGCCGTTTTTGCGGAAACCTACGATAGAGCCATCACTTGTCATACGATTAAAGATTGCCGCATTACCGCCAGATTGCGCTGAAGATATAAGGCCATCACCCATAGCAATGGCATTGCCTGACGTTCTATCATATGGCGTTGCATCAGTATTACCGATTAAAACATTCTCTGAACTGTCCACAGTTATGGCGGTAGCATCAGCCGCGCTAGAGTTTACTCTATTTATTTGATCTGCGGTATCTCTTGCGCGACTCATGTTAGTCTCCTATATTTCTGCTGCATCCATAGCTGCCTGGTATGCAGTCTTCACTGCGTCTGACCAAACGGCATTGCATATTGCTTGTACTTCTGTTGACTCACTTGAGATGTCCGTGTCACCCCATGTATCACCTGATTTAGTTGAGCATTGTAAGACGTGACGATGGAATGATCTGCTGATCTCTGTTCCATCTCTGGCTATCACTGTAGCTGTACGAACTTGCACATTCTTGTGATCTCCAACGACTTCAATTTTATCTTCTACTTGTGTTTCTGTTAGTGCCATATTGGCCTCCTTTGTTTTATCGTGGCGTTATTACCACCTGACTACCCAATCTCCGAAAGGGTTATGCGTCTGTTTCGTAACTTACACCTATTCTAAATTCTGTGCCTGCTTGAATATAGTTAGCAACATTGGCAGAAGGTGTATTTGAGTTTCCATAGCGTAGGGAAATAGTGTTACTACCGTTAGTTACCCAACCAATCCAAAGGCCAGTTTCTGGTGCAGAAGAAGTTGCGCTCCATATAAATAGACTAACTGCTGATTCATATTTTACTCCAGTAGAAACGGTAAAAGGCAAAGTTAAAGCTAGAGAGCCTGAGGGTGAACTTACGGATGATACATCTATTCTACCTGTAACAGTTACTAACTTACCAACTTTTACATAAGAATATTTATTGTTAGTAGAATCTAAAGTAATACTACCTGAACCAGTTTGAGCAGAAACAGTATATAGACCCTCTTCGAAATCGTCCAACTTATTAGCCGACCCAGTACCGCCGAGGTAGACACCGCCTGATAGGTAAGCGTCTTTGAAACGGTTGGATGACCACCCCAAGTCCATTGCATTGTCTCTGTTTAATCCACTTGTAGAAGCAGGAGCAAAAGCATCTACCCCCCCAGCAGGGCCAACCAGTTTTACAGCGTTTTGTGTCCCAGCTAAATAAAAGACTAAGTTATTAGATCCGTTCCCAATACTACCTACAGCGGTGTTGTCCTTTTCAAAGCTAAGAATATCACCATCACTACTTTTTCGGTTTAATACTTGAACAACACCACCATCACGAACATGACTAAAGAAGCTACCATTAATAATCTGCATACCAGCAACATTACCACCTGTAGCAGTCTTACCGATTAACACATTCTCACTACCATCAATCGTAAGTGCCACTGCGTCTGCGTTATCGTCAATGCCTACAGAGGTGAACGCACCTTGAACTGTGAGGCTCGAAGCAAACGTCGTGGCATCCGCTATCTCAGCCGGTGGTACAGTCGTCATGACCGCCGGTCCTAGGTGAACAACGTAAATGTTATTCGTCCCCGTTGGAGGCGCTGAAGTAAATGTAAGCGTGGTTCCCGATACAGAGTACGCGACCGTCGGGTCTTGTATGACGTTCTCTACTACGACCCTGACGTCGTTTGTTACGGTCGGCAATGACATTGTAAAGGCGGTGGCTGAACCGTTGCCACTAAAGCTATCCTTTACTGTATTTGTATATGCTTCCGCAGGTACATTACCAAGTGTGGCCATTAGGTGATCTCCAGTATACTCATTACTACGTCAACAGAACTTGCAGTGTTCGAACTTACCTTAACACTATCTGCCGTTTCTAACACTACTTTTTGATCTCCGCCAACAATAACTATAGAACCGCCACTTGGAACTGGGGCATCTTTAATTAAATGTGTGTCGTTTGATCCGTCGTTTACCACCGCTGTAATCAAAACCTGGGAGGCTGTAACGTTCGATACCGTCAATCCGATAACCGTTGTAGCTGTTGATGAGGGGACAGTGTAGCTGCCTACCGAAGTAAGCGAAGTACCAACAGTCCGTGAAAGTTTTCTTTTAAACGTGTTTGCCATTGTCTATCCTAACCCAACGCAATTGCCAAAGCCACTGCCGTGCCAGCAGGGTCTACTTCTAAGTTTGCTTGTGCGCCTGCAACGTTAGAAGCACCAGTGCCTCCATCCGCAACCGCTAAGTCTGTTATACCAGAAATTACGCCGCCTGTAATGTTTACTGACGACATTGCTAAATTAGCAGTGAAATCAAATACTGCGGCTCCGGAACCCGCACCATCTGTGTAAATTAGTTTTGTATCCCCGTTGGCTACTGTAACGTTAGCTCCTGATCCCTGTGAAAATACAGCTGATTGACCAGAGTTGTTGTACACCATGTATGTCTTTTGTGCATTGTTTGGTGCAATCGTTATAGTGTTCGTACCAGAAGGAGATCCTCCTAAAACCAGGACCTTATACATACCATCCGATAATGTACCGTCTGTAGTTGTTAGGGTGTGCGTCGTACCAGACAAAGTAATCGTTCCAACCCCAGTAAGGATCCTGTCGATAATCTGAAGGTTAACGTTTGTTGTGTCGCCCCAAGCACCCGATTGTTCACCTGTGGCGATCAACTCAATGCCGTTTGCGCTAGTGTATGTACTCGCCATCTGTTTCTCCTATGCCGCTACTTCTGTCCAACCAGGGGACTGCGACGGTGTGATTTCGTCCCAACCGGGTGTTTGCGACGGTGTTATTCCATTCCAACCTGGTGTCTGGTTCGGGTCTATTTGGCTCCAAACAAACACAGTTCCGGTACCACCAGTTGCAGAAACGCCTGTAATTGAGACATTTGCTTCCGCGACTACGGTTACAGTACCAACATTTCCCGTACTTTCCAACCCTGTAACTGGAACATCTACACGAATACCGACTTCTACGTCGCCAATCTCGCCTGTTCCGGCTACTCCAGTAGGTAAAACAATGGAGTCTGCGGCTACTACAACCGATCCAACTGCTCCTGTTCCGGCTACACCAGTAGGTATTTCAACGACACTGTTGGCTAAGACCTCTACAGATCCGACACCACTCGTTCCTACCAGTCCCGATACAGGGACATTTGCTTCCGCAGCGACTATTACAGTCCCTGTTTCACCGGTTCCAGTAGAACCCGTGACATCAACATCAGCGTTTGCGGTGACTACGACAGTCCCTAATGCACCAGTTCCGGCTACCCCTGTAGGTAGAACGAGTGCCTCCGCAATAACAACCACTGATCCGACACCGCCTGTAGCGGCAATGCCCGTAGGTAAAACAACAGCGTCAGCAGTGACGCTAACTGTGCCGACGCTTCCTGCCGCTTGTAAGCCTGTTACCCCTACATTCGCATCCGCAGATACTGTAACTGATCCGACCCCACTCGTGGCGACCGTCCCCGTTACTGGGATATTAGCTTCCGCAACGATGCCAACTGAGCCAACGGCACCAGTTCCGGCTACCCCCGTGACTGTCACAGGAATAGCGGAATCCCAGGGTCCTTCAGACCATGTACCTCTGCCCCAGCCTGTGATGTCTACCATCGGAGGCTACTCCTTACGCGATGCGAATGATCGCGTTTGAAGCATCCGCTGTTGGGAACTGAATAGTAAAATCACCGTTAGTCGCCGTCTTGTCCGCACCAAATGCTAGGATAATACAAGAGTCTGTAGTGTTCGATCCACCACCTGTTGTGGTGTTGTAGATCATCGCACCGTTAGCAGTGATAGATGCAGAGCTAAATGTCAGATCGTTGAAATCACAGAACGCTGTTGTTCCGCTTGTTGTCGGTGTAACGTTTGTCAACGCCGCTCCGCCCGCAGTATATCCAGAACCCGAAGCTTCGTTCGAAGTTGAATAATCTGTTGTCGCAGCACCTAAACTTGCACTGCTTGTGAACAGAGCTAATTTAAAAGTACTACCACCATTGGTAAAATTGTGTTGGCCTTGCAGAAGTTCCTGCTTGAAGGACGTACACATTGCTTGAGTTATCGCCATATTATAGTCTCCTTATCGCGTCAGCT